TGTAATGAACTCGTTAATAGGCTCAAGTTGTTTTTGCAGCATATTGTTGATAAGCCTGGAAGTCCGTTCATCAATGGCTTTCGGGCCCTTTTCCGCAAGTAACGTCAAAAAGTCATCGCCATTCATGTCTTCTTCTTCAGGTTGCTTTGTCTGTGGCGCCTGTTGCGACATAAGCAATTGTCTGATCTGCGACATTTCGTCCTGCAATGCTTTGCGTTCCTGCGCGTCCTTGCCAAGCTTCTTCTCCAGGTTCTTATATGCTTTGGCAAGGTCGTCAACGGACTTGAACTTGCCTAAAATTAACTGTTCTTCTTGTTCTTCCTGTTCTTCTTCGGGTTCTCCTTCTTCTTGAAGGGCCTCATCTGTTTCCGGCTCTTGTCCTTCGTTTTCTTCGTTAGGGGAGCCGTATTCGTCTTCGGATAAACCGAATAACATTTCTTCATCCATGGGTTAAACCTCCTGCATTTTTTTAAGACAGTTGTTCACATGTCCAAGTACCTTGTCGTAAGCCCTTATCTCACCTTGGAGGGAGCTTACTTCATCAAGGCTGTTAAACTTTTGGATGGTGAGCTGTCTTGTCAATGTATCCTTTTGTTTGGCAATAAAAATCCGCATGGCATCCCACCCATCGGTTTGCGCCATGCGGACTATCGCTTCCTCGTCTTTATTTAATTTTTGTATAGACATATTATTTCTTCTTCTTTTTGCCCCCTTTGTTTAATGCTTTAAGCGTCATCGCAAGCCTGGCTCTTTGTCCTGCTTTACCTTTTTTGTTGGCTTGTTCTTCCAGCCACGCTGTATCAATAGTGCCTTTGTCTGTAACAGCATTAGCCTTTTTAGCGGTTGTGGTTAGTGTGCCAGGGTGTTTTATGGCTTCCTGTATCCATTTTTCCTTTTTAGCTTTAGCCATATATGTTCACCTCCCTCCAAGCAGCGCGCCCATTATAGCATTAACGGCTTGCGGCGGCTGACCTTCGGGTGGCGGCTGTTGGTTAGGTATAGGCTGCGTTTGCGCATTAGGTTGCGGTTGCTGCCCAAGCATATCCATTAAACCATTAGCTGGGTTTGGCTGTTGCAATATCTTTTCAGGGTTGCGTATATCGTAAGTTTCAAGAACCATTTTTGTAAGCTCATATTGGTTGATATACGGGTTTTGCGTTTGTATGGCAAGCGTCAGCAATTCCAAAAGCTGTTGTCTGCGGACTTCTTTGTTAGCGCTCGGGTCAACGCTGGAACCGGCCGGTCTGTAGTCGTATTCGCCTATAATGTCATCGGGTGTGATCTGTTGCCATAAGTCAGCATTATCTATGCCGTATAACCGTATGATACGCGGACCATCTATAAACTGCTGGTTATTGCAGTCCATAAGATATGCAAGTCGTTTTATGCCAAGGGCGTCGAACAGCATTATCTTAACATCAAACCGTATCCCCGCATTACTGGACTTTGTAACGACCTCAGTGGCTGTTTCACGTTTTGTTGTGCTGGCACCACGGATAACGGCAGGAACGCCAAGCGCATTTTCCATATCTTCTTTCAGCACTTTCTCGTCGTTGTATGCGCTGGCTGTTATATCGTTCATCTGGAACTCGGTAACATCGTCTTTAGTGTCGACGTGTATAATGCCATGCGGTCTGGAAACAAGCTCGCTTTCATCGATATCCGCGGAACGTAAAACCTTCCACATCTTATTTAAGGCAAAGCTTATATTGTCGATACGCTGATTGCGCAATGTGTTTAACTCGTGCTGCAAGTCCTGCAATATTTGCATTGCTGACATACCGTAAAACTCATTTGGTAACGGCTCAAATGACGATACGATAAACGGTTTTTTGCCATGCCTGTAATATGGGTTATCACCGTCATAAACCAATTCCGACCGGTTTATCAGCATGGCATGACGCGCGTCTTCCCAGTAATGCAGCACTTCATACATATATCCGCTTTCCTTTGAGTTATAGCCCATTTCTGTTTCAGGGGCTATGCCGACTGCCGATAACCGCTCCCACCGACCTTCTTCTATGCCGACACCTGAACCTTTAAGCTTATCAAAGTCAGGCATATAAACCGTACCGCTGTCAATGCTTTTAAGCAATTCAAGCTGGTCTTTTATCTGTTGTTCGGTTAACCATTCACGCTGAAATACAAACCGGCAACTGTCTATATCAGAACCGCGCGGGTCAGGCCAAAAGTCAAAATAGTCAATGTTAACTAACTCGTTATCATCCCATACGATAACGTCCTGCCGCTCGACTTCGCCTTTTTTGTTTACTATATCAATCCATTTGTCAAAGCCTTTTGTATTGCTTATTTCCCTGTGTTCAAGCCGCCAACCGACGCCCATTATTCCGGCTGGATATATAAGCATTGAAGTGATAAAGTCATATATCTTTTTTATGAAATTATTCTTCTCAAGCTGCATGTCAACAAGCGACGCTGCAACTATGGCTTTGTTTGTCAATTCGTCTTTCAGCGTGGCATCGTTTATGTTGTTCGGCATAGGCACAAAGTCTATATATGGCCTGCTTGAAAATATAGACTTAACAAGACGCGACCGCAATGCGTCTATTTCCTCATATGCACGCGGTATATGCATGTTGGAACGCCCTATTCTTTCGGCCGTATGCTCACGGTATCCGACATACAGCTTATACCATTCTATGGCTTGTTCGTCGTATTGCTGCCGCCAATTATCGGCATAAGTAAACCGGTTTAACAATTCCAGCGTAGCTTCGTTTTTATCCAATTAATCACCTTCTTAATATCCAGTTACATCGCTAATCATGGGTTTAACAACGCGGCTGCGTTTGTTTTTCCTGCGCATTGTTTCTTCTTCTGTCAGCGGTGAAGCGGGTCTTGACATTACAAAATACCTATCACAGTCTTGCGCATGGTCTTCACCGTCTGTATCAATATCATCCGGTCTGTTACGGTCAACCAGTATGCTCGGATACGTGCGTATCGTATTGAAACATGACTCGGTAAACAACAATTTAGCTGTTCGCTTGCCGTCTTGTCCTTCAACCGGTCTTAACCATTCATGCAACCTTTTCCATCCGTTTATACGGTCGTTATCAGCAGGACGCATATGAATACCTTCTTTAGCGAATACTTCCGCTGTGCTTATGCCTGTGCCGGAGCGTTTCTGCCAGCATGAAGGGTCTGCAATGGTATATGATACTACTTCACTTGAACCGTCAGGACTTTTAGACATTTCTTTTATTGTTTTTGCTTGTATAACGTCGGTAACCATATGCGGATAATATTCGCGGTAACAAACAGCATAACCGTCCGGACTTAACGCATACCATTTACAACACGCCCTTGACATATAACCGCCGTCATATGAACGTATTATCTTCCATCCAAGAGGAGGATACCATGTCTTATCGAACGGCACATGAACGGTTTTATCCCATTCTTGGAATGCCGCACCTTCACCTGCCGTAAATGCTTCTTCAGGTTGTCTTGGATATTCACGCATATATATAAAAGGCATATCTTTTTTAGTTTGTTCATACCATTTTTCATCTCTTGACGGGTCTGCCCATACGCTTAAAAACAACGGCGCAAAACTGTTTTCACCTCTAAGTGCGGCATTCCACATTTCACTGAAGAATGTACCGTTTAACCCTGTAGATAAGCCTATTATTTTGCCGCCGTCCGGTCTGTTTATTGTCGGATATGCAGCACCGTATATTTCTGCCGCACAGTCTTGGAACGCCCATTCATCAATTATCACAAGCGACGACGTAAATGAACGGCCGCTGTTCGGTGCAGACGCAAATGACTTAAAATAACTTTGTTCACCGTTAGGGTGGTATATCGTAACAGCTTCTGTAGAACCATTCCATGCCGGTATATTGCCAACTGCTTTATAACCATGTACGACTATAAACGACGGCATATGTTCAAGTATGAATTTTATACGTCTGATAAGTTCTTTTGCTTCGTCTTCACCCTTGGACAAACATGTAACGGAATACATCGGCGTTGTAATAGCAGACCATACGGCATAAGAAAGCGCCAGCCATGTCAACCCAAGCTGGCGCGCTTTCAGTATGATGGATAACCGGTTATTATGCATATGAGTAAGCGCCTTTTTCTGCTCATCCCATAATTTGAACGGTATCGGGATATGTTTGCTTTTGTCTTCTATTTGCACAAAGTTTTCAATAAAGCCGATATAGTCAGTTGCAAGATATTTCTTCGTTTCATTTACAACAGCTGATATTAACTTGCTATCTGCATTCATGAAAACCTTCCTTATTTTTGCTTATACTTAATTTCTGTAACAGGCTCATAAGGACAGTCGCGCATAAACCTGTCATGTTCGTTTATGTCTTTTATGCAACTTCCTCTGAACAAAACATTCGTGTTTATAATGTAATGGTTGGGATATCCTTCGCCGAATTTAACAATTGCAATAAGTCCTTTCTTATTCAGCTTATCCATATATTCAAGCGCTTGGTTTTTGTCAATATCAAGCAAGTCAGCTATATTGCGGCATGACAAATTCTTATGCGTTTTAGGGTGAACAAGAAAATTGCTTTCCCAGTCGACAAATGCCATAAGCGACATTAGAAAGCCGGTTTCACTTATTGTAAGTTTCTTTTTAAGCACAATGTCAAGCCAGTTAGCGCGGTATACCTTAAAAAATTCCGGTTTCTTTGAAGTGCGTCCTTGCTTAGCATTATTAGTTCTGCTATGCCAATATTGGTCGATAATTTCACCGGTTTCAACGTCGGTTATTTGGACAAATTCTTTGCCGTTTACACGTTCGCTGCTTACCATTACTTTCTTTTCTTCAGTCATTATAATGCCTCCAAAGTGCCAATTTCCATTTTCAAGTGTATGGTTTTAGCGGTATAACTGTATGGATATAGACATACACTTCAAAATGCCATAAAACGTTGATATACCGCTGTTTATAAGCATTTTTCGCTTGCAGATATATCTTAATCTTTACTATTCTTTTTTGAACGTCAATTATTAACGCCCATAGAAACCTGGAACCTTGTCGTAAGAATGTAACTTGACGTGTTTATGTATATTACCATAATACCATGGTTTTTCTGCCAAATGTAACCGTTTTTTTGACGATAAATATTCAAGCATGTTAGTATTGATGAAATATCAGCCGTCGTGCTATAATTATGTTTGTATTTTTGGCCATAGCTTATTTGCCGCTAATGTAGCGGCTTTCTTTTTGCCGTTTTATTTGGAAATTATATGCTGAATGTTGTAGTAAGAAAATATATTGAGAAAGGTATATATATACCGTATGTATGGAGTTCCTACCCCACCCATGGGTGGGTGTACCCCTGCCTATCATTCCCTGCATTAGGAATATTTGTGTTACAACTGTAAATGCTATGTATGCAGTTATACAAAATATTTGTTTTGTATAATTAGGAATGGCTTATTTCTGCGGTTTGTCGGCATTAGGCATGGTATGATGGATGGAAATAAGGCGCTGGATGAGGCGGGAATGGCGATGGTGGCTGCTGATGTACGCATAGAACACATGAGGTATCTTTTCATCATCATCTTTCAGTATCTTTTTTCGTCATCTTTTCTTCATCATCATGCTTTCATCATCACATTTCAGCACATATCTCTATATCATCCTTTTTCCCTTCTCCAGCCAGGGAGCCGGCCAGGAACAAAATCGCAAGATTTTACATGTCATACCTTGCAAACCGCTATTTCATGCGATTTATAACTTCGCAAGATTTTCCATGGACATATGCGCATAGCATGCGTATACTATATACATCAAAACAAGTTCAGCGGCACCGGCTGCGACGCGGTGCAAAAAATTAGGAGGGATAGAAATGATACAGGTAAAAGAAGCATTGAAGGATTATTACGAGATAGAGAAAGATACAGCGTCTGAAATGCTGTATCTTGTCAACAAGCAGAACGGCCAACGCAAACTTATACCTATGCGTGACGGGCACCTGTTCTTGACATATGGTGCCAATGTCAAGGTAGAAGAACTTGAGAAGC